GCGGGTCAACCAGGCCCCGGCGCCCGCCGCCTCGAGCTCCGCGTCGGCGTCCGGGACGTCGTCCTCTTCAGCGGGCGCAGGCGCGGCGGAGGAAAACGGATCGACCTGCGCGTCGCGTTTGGCCAACGCACTGAGGCTGAAGTTTTGTTGCTGGAGGTACGGCGCCTCGCCCCCGGCGACCGGGCCGAGCGCGAGGTACCGCGCGCGCGCTTCGTTGGGCGCCATGCCGCCGCCCTTGATGGCGTCGGCACTCGCCTTCACCAGCGTCGCCGTGTCCATTCGCATGAGATCGTCGAGGTCCATCTCGGTGCCGATCGGCCGGCCACTCGCGTTCTTCGTCATCTCGAGCCCCTCGTCGAGCAGGAGCTCGATGCACTCGATGAGGTTTTGCAAACATTGCGAGTAGTACTGAATCTGGAGCGACTCGGGATTGCTGTTCGCCGGCATCGCGCCAATGCCGATCAGGTACGGCGGGACATGAAACGCCGTGCACGCATTGGTCGCCGTCCATTGCAACTGTTCGATGAGCTGCGAGTCGGTCGCCGACATCGCCATCTCTTTGTAGCTGAGCCCGTCACTGAGGACCGCGACCGCACCGTAGTTGTCGCCCCCGTAGGCTTGCTGCCAGACGGCTTTGATCTCGTCGATCTTCTCTTGCGGCACCGCGCCGGGCGCCGTCACGATGCCCGACGGGACCGCGCGATTCATAAAGAACTTCGCGGAGTTGCTCTGAATCTGCAGCCCCGCGAGCGCGGACACGCCGCAGGCGTAAATCGGCGACACGCCGCACAGCGGGTGATAGAGCGGGATCATCACGTCGTGGATGATTTCCGACTGCGGCACGGTGACGTCGTCGGGGACTTGCGAGAGCAGATCGCGCTTGACCTGGTAGTAGACGCCGCCGTCGGGCGCGACGAGCGGCGTGACGCACGTCGGGTCGAGGATGTAGAGCGCGGTGACGACGCCGCGCTGGTCACGTTGCTTGATGACGTAGGTGTTGCCGTGGATGAGCTTCGACGTGATCCACTGCTCGTAGAACTTGATGCGGTTCTGGTAGCGATTCGGCTTGCGGAGCACTGGCGTGTGCGCGGTGTTCTCGGTTTCCTGCCAGATGCCGTCGGTGTCCTGCTCGACGAGCCGAATGCGGAGTTTCCCAATATCGGACGCGATCAGCGTAATGCAGGCGTAGACGGCGGCGTGCGCGAGGACCGTCTCCGCGGTGGCGGTGACGTTCTGCTGCCACGCGCCCGGGTACGACTCCCGGACGATCGGCCACCAGCCGCCGCCCCCATTCCGGCCGTCGACCGCACTGAGGCTCTGGCCCGCGACGCCTGCGCGTCGGAACTTGAGCCCCAGACCGAGAGTCTTCCACCACGCCACTCACGCCTCCGTCAGGTGGATTCGGCCTCGAGGTCGCGCCGCTTGTAGCGACGACGCGACTTGGGGACTGGTGCCGGATCCAGAATGGCCACCACGTCGGGCGCCGGGGCTCGCCGCGGGCGCGTCAGCGAGACCAGCCCTTGCCGCGCCTTCACCGCCGCATCGATCGGCGTCATGGTGACGAGCTCGCCCGCGCGTAGCCCGCGGCCCTGATAGCTGAAGGCCGCGCGCGCCTGGACGACCACCGTCTTCGTCATCGTTACGACCCGCTCGAGCCGCCCCAGACGACGTCTTCCATGTAGACCACGGCGCCCGTGCGGAGCTTTTTCCAATTGATAAACCGTTCCGCCCGCAATGCGAGCGAGTTGGTTTGCCACATCGAGACCAGCGACGTGCTTCCGGTCGGGACGCCGCTGGCGCCGACCGGCGCATCGGACATCTCGAGCGAGGCTTCACGGCTGGCATCGACCGTCACCTGGCCGTCATCGGCCAGCGCAATCGCGTCGGCATTCGCCGCGATCAGCATGTCGCCCGTCGCGGCCGTGTGCGCGTGCTGAGACACGATCAACGGCAAGCCCTCGAGGGTGCCGCCCGTCCGCGAGCTGCCCGGAAATTCGGGTTGCCCGAGCGCGTTCCGCAGCAGCGCCAGCGAGAGGCCCACGGCGGGCGTCGTGATCAGCACGACGTTCGTCACATCCTGATTGCTGCTCACGAACGCGCCGAGGAGCGCCTTGATGTCGGCGCGGATGTCATCGGCCGTCGACCCACTCGACGTCAGCGGCGTGACGCCGTTGGTGATCGACGCGGGCGACACATTCGCGACCAGCGCCTTCGCGGGATCCACGAAGTCCTTATCGAGCCGCGCGACGAGCGCATTGCGGAGCGCATTGCGGATCAGGGTCTCGGCGGACGGGGAGGAAAACCGCACCAGTTCCTCGGAGATCGCACTGATGGCCGCGACTTTCGAGAAGCCGAGCGGCGTCCGATCGAACGTGAAATTCATCAGGGGCTTGGCCTTGCCCTCCCCGACCCAGTAGCCCTCGCCGCCGCTGGTTTGTCCGGCGATGCCGACATTGAACGGCACGCGCATCAGGTCGGGCACGCCGCCCTGGCCGAACTTGCCGAGAATCGTCTGCGGCTGGAACCACTCCAGAAATTCCGAGGCGAGGTTGGTCGGGTCCATGAGCGCGCTGGTATTGACCGTCGTGTGCGCGGGCACCGCCGTCCGCTCGAGGTACTGATGCACGCGGTGATTGTCGGGATAGCGCGTCCGGGCGTGCGTGACCGACGAGGTCCCCGGATCCATGAAGGCGGCCAACTTGCAGATCACCGCGCGCGTGAACTCGATGCCCGGCGGCAGGTTGTCGCGCAAGTAGATCCGCGCGGGCGCCTCGCCACTCCGTGAGGCCGCCGCCGCGCTCGTCGACGTGCCGTGCACGGGCACGGCCGCGGCCCGGTTCGTCGATTCGAGGACCTCGAGCCGCGCCAGATGTTTCGTCAGCTCCGCTTTCTGATCGGCGAGCGCGTCGTACTCGGCCGACTGCGCGTCATCGAGCGTCCGGCCCTCGGCGCCGGCGGCATTCATCAACTCGGCCATGCGCGCGACCTTGGCGTCGCGCATCGCGGTGAATTGCGTCAGTTGTTCCAGCGTCGTGGGTGTCGCCATAGCTGCGCTACTCCTAGTGAGGTAAGGCGCATCAATCGCCTTGATGGTGTCGATGCGGGCGTCGGCGTTGGCCGGCACCGCGACGAGGGAGAGTTCGAGGATTTCGATCTTGGAGAACTTGAGGCCGCCGTTTTTCATGTGCTCGATGCCGCCATCGAGCGGGCGGAAGCCAATCGAGACGCCGCGAATCAGCCCCGCTTTGAGCGAGTGCCAGGCCTCATCCACCCGCGCCTTCAGCGTGCCGCCCTCGGGAATCGTCGGCAGCGTGGCGCGGAAGCGAATACCGGTGTCGCCGGCGGCCTGCAGCGCGACGGTGCCGACCGGCAGCCGCGCGTCGTGAAAGAGCAGAAGTGGGAGGGGATTCGCAAACGTGGCGCCGCGGGACTCGATCACGTCGCCCATGCGATCGGTCGTCGGCGTCGTCGCGACCCCCTCGAGACTACGGAGCTCGGCGTCGAGCCCCTTGACGTCCAGCACCGAGTAGGCGCGATAGACCACGGACGAAGAGCGTAGAACTTCGCCAGCGTGCAGTGTTTTTGTAGTACCGAAACTAGCGCGGGGGCCGAAGCGCGTTGAGCAGGGCGCCGCGGACAAACGCCGAGACGGAGAGGCCGCGCTTATTCGCCGCAGCAATCAGGCGGTCGTGATCGGTGACGGCAATCTTCGTGGAAACCGACGAGCTGGGCTCGGCCCGCGGACGTCCAGGCCGGCGCGGGCCGTCCGGATCGGGCACGGGGCGGACCGGGTCGGTCACCGCCGGCCCCCGACCACAAACACCGAGTACTGCGGCGGCGGCGCCACGCCGGCCGCCAGCATCTTGATCGCCATCAGCGCCGCGACGACGCCGTCAATCCGTTTGCCGCCGGTCTTCGGCTTCACCGGCCGGATCCGGCCGCCGTCGTCGGTCTTGATGGCGACGTTCTCGACGTGATGGCGCAGCACCCGGTGCCCGCCATGCGTGACCCGGCCGGCTTTCACCAGCGCCTCGAACACCTGGGCGGGTTCGGACAAGTGGGTGTAGTTCTGGAGCACCTCGGCGACCTTCAGCCCCGCGCGGTCACGGAGCGACGTCGCGAGATCGGTCGCGAAGGCCGGATCGTAGCCGATGGTGCTTTGCTTCAAGCGCGGGAAGCGCGGGACGATCTTCGTCACGATGTCCTGGTAAATCCGCGAGTAGTCGATGACGCCGCCTTCGGTCGCGGTCACCAGGCCGTCGGCCACCCACTGCGAATACGGCACGCCGTCGCGCTGCTCGCGCTCGTGCATCGTGTCCTTCGGGATCCAGAAGAACGGCACCAGCGCGATCGCGTAGTTCAAGTCGACGGTCTTCGGCGCTGGGGCGTCGGCATCGGCCACGGCGACTGGAAGCGGTTCCGCCACGGGAAAGCGGAAGGCGACGGTGAGACAGGCGAGGTCGTACTTCTGCGCCAAGTCGAGACCCGCGGCGACCGGCGCCGTGCGCAGCACGTCGTCGGGCGGCAGCGTCTCGCCGACGGCGTCCCACCAGGCGACCGGCAGCCAGGCCGTCGCCTGATTCGTCCAGCGGTTTAGATGAAATCTGAGAAAGTCGTTCAGCTTACGCGGGTCGGCCGCGGCCTCGGTGTATTCGCTCGCGAGACCATCGGCCTGGACGGTGATGCCGTACCCGGGATTGACGCGCGCCCACGTCGCCGGCGAGGTCCAGTCCTCGTCGTCTCTGGCCTCGAAGATCACCGGCAGGCAGGTCGGATCCGGGATGGTGCCCGACAGCACTTTCTTCGCGTAGTCGTACTCTTCGTAGCAGATCCCTTCGTCGTCGGTGCCGGCGTGCGTGATCAGAATCATCAGCGGCTGTCGCCGCTTGACCATCGACTTTTTAAACGCCTCGTAGAGGTCGCGCTTCGGTTGGCCGTGGAACTCATCGAAAATCGCGCAGTGCGGGCGGAAGCCGTGCTTACTGGCGGCATCGGCACTGAGCACTTGGTACGTCGACCGCGTCGCCGGGTGATAGATCGCGTCGCGCCAGACTTCGCACATCTCCGCGATGACCGGCGCGTCCTCGACCATCACCTTAGCGGTGTCGTGGACGACGCGCGCTTGGAGGCGGTCGACCGCTAGCGCGTAGACTTCTGCCGCCGGCTCGCCATCGCACAGCATGAGGTACAGCCCAGTCCCCGCCGCCCACGGCGACTTGCCGGCCCCCTTCGGGAGAAACGCGAACAGCTTCCGGAAGCGGCGCCGATCATCACTCACTTGCTTCCAGCCGAAGAGCGGCTTCGTTAAGAGGAGTTGCTGGTACGGGAGGAGCTCAAACGGCCGTCCCGCGAACTCGCCGATGTGGTGATGGAGGCACTCTTTGAAGAACTCGCACGCGCGTTCAGCGGCGGCCTTGTCGAAGTAGTACCGGCCGTCCGGACTCTCCCAGCGGTGTCGCGCCGGCACCCAGCAGGCTTTTATGTCGATGGTGACGCCAGGCCAGCGGTGGGCCGGCGCCGGCCCACGGCCCCACCAACCCGAAGTCGGAGGCTTCGCGGACGGACTATGCCGGCTTGGCGCGAGTAGCGGCGGCAAAGAACTTGTCCTTCTGCTCGGAGCTCTGATCCTTCGGGACGTGCAGCCGCGTCCGCGACACGGGTGTCAGCCCGAACTCGGTGAGCAACGCGCGACACTGCGACGCCAGTTGATTCGCAATCGCCACATACGGCGACACGATCGGCGCCTTGCTGCCCTTCCGGTACGCCACGACCGAGCCCTTCGTGCGGAGCTCGCGCTCGGCCTGCTGCCAGCGCGCAAACGTCACGCAATAGAGAATCAGCGCGTCCCGGTCGGCCGTGGTGAAGACGCCGAGCCGCTGGAGCAGCGGCGCCGTCTCGTCCCAGGCCCGCCGCGCATCGGCGTCGCCCTCGAGGAGCGCCGGCACCGCCAGGTCGACGGCGGGCGGCGGCACCGGCT